GAAAAATGAAAACTACGACTGCTCTGTATGGGACGACTGGTCAAGAAACGATGAAAGATACAAAGCGGGTGAGTGCCAAAGAAAGTGGTCAACGTTTGGTGGTAGTAGTAATCCCATCACAGGTGCGACTATCGTTCAAATGGCTCAAAACAGGGGCTTTGTGGCTCGCACGTTTGAAGGTGATGGCTGTATAGGCTGGGACGATGCAATTGAGTACGACGGTATTGGCAGTACATACGAAATAGAGGAAACTTTAACACCAGCAGAACAGCTAATCACATATTTAGAAACCTTATTCGAGCCAGATGAGCTTGTTGGGTATGTGACAAACGAGGTGTGGCAAGACAGTAACAACAAGTGGATGCCAGCAAAGGGTGTATGGGATAGAACTGCAAAAGAGCTCATCACTGCAATTAAAAAACACACAAATGACCTAGGTGCTGTTATTGGCGATTGGAAAGAAGAGTGTGGTGCTTGGATACGATTTAACCCTTTAGACGGTGGTGGTGTAAAGAATGAGAATGTAACTCGTTTTGCCCATGCACTGGTGGAATCAGACGACATGCAGATTGCAGAACAAGACGCGTTGTATAGAAGGCTTGAACTACCGATTGCAACACTAACATACTCTGGTGGAAAAAGCCTGCATGCAATTGTAAGAGTAGACGCTGAAAACTACGACGAGTACAGAAAGCGTGTTGATTTTCTATATGAGTTCCTTGAGAAAAACGGACTTAAGGTAGACAGGCAAAACCGAAATCCATCAAGACTATCAAGAATGCCAGGAGTTACAAGAAACGGTCAAATGCAGACTTTAGTAGCTACAAACATTGGAAGAAAGAGTTATGTTGACTGGCTTGACTTTGTTGAGGGTGCAACTGATGAATTACCAAGTTTTACACAGCTTTCTGACGTTATAGAAAATCCACCAAAGCTACCAGATGAGCTAATCAGTGGAGTGCTAAGGTGTGGACATAAGATGTTGATTTCAGGTTCTTCCAAAGCTGGTAAGTCGTTTTTACTAATGGAGCTTGCAATTGCTTTATCGGAAGGTTTGGACTGGCTTGGTTTAAAGTGCAGGAAATCGAGGGTGTTGTATGTGAATTTAGAAATCGACGCACCGTCTTGCATTAACAGATTTATTGAGATTTACAAGGCACTAAAGCTGAAACCAAAACATGCAACAAATATCGTGCTATGGAATTTAAGAGGTCATGCGGTGCCACTGGATAAACTTGTACCAAAGCTCTTAAGGCGAATGGCAAATCAGCACTTTGATGCAATCGTTATTGATCCTATTTACAAGGTTATAACTGGTGATGAAAACAATGCCTCAGAGATGGGTGCTTTCTGTAATCAGTTTGACAGGATATGCAATGAAACAGGCTGTGCTACCATTTATTGCCATCACCATTCCAAAGGAGCACAGGGACAGAAAAAGGCAATGTATAGAGCGTCTGGTAGTGGTGTATTTGCGAGAGATCCCGATGCACAACTTGACATGATACAGCTTGAAACAGATCTTGATTTTCTGACTTCCTACGCTGATAACCTAACCGATACTGCTTGGAGATTAGAGTGTTCACTTAGAGAATTTCCAAACTTCAAGCCACGGAACTTTTGGTTTAAGTATCCCATTCATATAGTTGATGACAAAGGAACACTCGACAGCTTGTACAGTGAGGGTGATCCAAAAAGTAATCTAACTGCTAGTGGTAAAAGGAAACAAACACCTGAAAGCAGGAAGAATGACTTTGACACTGCCTTTGATGTTTGTGTTGAAGATGGTTGTTGCACAGTTGAGGCACTGGCAGAGTATTTAGATTTGAGTGTTAGAACGATACAAAAAAGAGTAAATGAGTTTAAAGATGATTACTTGATTAGCAAGGGAATTGTCTACAGACGCTAGAACATTGAAAAGGTGAAGAAAGGGAGAAAAGCCCTATATTCGCAAAACGACGCCGATAGGTGAAAAAGCCCTATCTTCGTATGACGCCGAAGGTTATATATCTAAAGATATATATAATAGCTTCGCTTCGCTCGCGTTGTCGACTCGCCTTGTAGGAAGGGGCATTGGAGTTTGCCCCATTCCCAAAACAAGTCGCCAGAGTCACTTACCTTTCTTCACCAAAAAATAAAAAAAGACGAGGTGCTAAAATGAAAATATTTTTACTAATGAATCCACCAACAGTAACAGCACAAGAGAGAAAGGTTGCAGTGGTAAAGAATAGACCGATTTTTTATAAACCTGAAAGAGTAAAAGCTGCAGAGGCTAAAATAAAAACACACCTAAGACCGTTTAAGCCAAAGACGCCATTTGAGGGTGCATTGGAATTGAGTGTAGTGTGGTTGTTTCCAAAGGGCAAGTCGCATAAACACAATGAGTGGAGAGTTACAAGACCAGATACAGATAACCTGCAAAAGATGTTGAAAGACTGCATGACTGAACTAGGTTTTTGGAAAGACGATGCTCAGGTGGTAAAAGAAACATGTGCTAAAAGGTGGTCAGCTGAACCTACAGGAATATCGATAACAATTAATAGGCTGGATAAGTTTTACAAGGGAGATGATAGTAATGGTTGTGGATAAAGTAATGTGGTTGTCAAGGTATGGTGAGTTAGCTGATAAGATGAAATGGCTAGCAAAACAGATCAAAGGTTGTGAAGCGATAGCCTCGTCAGCTTCCACCTTAAAGTTTGACCATGTAGTTGGAAAGTCTAACCGTAGCACTGAAGCACCGTTTGAGCAGTGGATAATTCGTAAGGTAGATTATGAAAAGCAACTGGAGGAATTAAAGCCACAAGCTGAAAAGGTGATGCAAGAAACCACGGATGCAATTTCAAGAGTTTGTGATTATGAGCTTGAAGCTGTTTTGGTTAATAGGTATGTCCACTGTTTGTCATGGGCTAAGATTGGATCGTTGATTTATCTATCTTCAACTCAAGTAAGGCGTCTTCACGACAAAGCAATTGAGAAATTTCAGGTGCCAAATGAAAAAAGGCAAGGTACGGCAAGGTAGGGCAAGGTACGGCAAGGCAGGGCAAGTTGCGGCAAGGCACCCAGCTATGTTATGGTATAATTGGCGAAAGCTATAGAGAAAGAAATTAAGTCGGCAGAGTAATATCTGGTCGGCTTTTTTTTATGCCAAGAAGGAGGAGAAAGTAATGCCATACAAACCAAAGAAACCGTGTTCGCATCCTAGCTGTCCAAAACTTACTACTGGGACATATTGTGAGGAGCATAAGAAACTGGTTAATAAAAACTATAACAAATACAAGCGTTCACCTGACCATTCAAGAAAATACGGTAGAAGCTGGCAAAGGATACGAGATAGGTATGTAAAGATGAATCCGCTTTGTGAGAGATGTTTACTGGAAGGCAGATATACGCCAGTTGAAGAAGTACACCATATCATACCAGTTAATCGTGGTGGAACGAATGATGAGGATAACCTCATGAGCGTTTGTAGGAGTTGTCATAACAAGATACATATTGAGCTTGGAGATAGATAATAAAGGAGTGTAGGAAAAATGGATAAGAGAAAATGTCCTGTGTGTGGTAAAGAGTTTATGCCAAACACTGACAATCAAGTCTGTTGCAGTTCTCATTGTGCAGCAATTAAAAACGGAATAGAAACAAGAAAATATAGAAAATGTTTGTATTGTGGGAAACTGTTTTGGAAACCTAATGCTTCAAAATGTAGGCTGAGGTATTGTTGTGATGAGTGTAAACAAAAGGCACATGAAGAAAGGTATCCTAAAAAGGAAAAACCAGTGAAACAACCGAAGCATAAGGTATGTGCTTGGTGTGGGAGAGAGTTTGAAACATTTACAAATACATCTTTCTGTTCAAAGCAATGTGGATACGAGGCGAATAAAAAACTTAAGCGAGAACGATGGCGAGAAAAATATAAACCTAAACGGCTGATATGCAAGGAATGTGGAGAAGAATTTGTAACGGAGTGTGGAGATAAGCACTCCGTTTTTTGTTGTAGTGCTTGTGCGAAAGCTAATGAGAAAAGACAGGAGAGGCAAACTGATAGACACAAACGATATCTTGCAAGAAGTAAAAAAATAAGAAAGAAACAAATAAAAGAAAACTTTGTTGAAGATGTTTCTTATGAAGATATCTACAAAAGAGACAATGGTATTTGTCAGATTTGTGGTATGCCAGTTCCGTTTGAAAAAGGTTGTGACAATAACTGGGATGGAACAATTGACCATATTATTCCGTTGTCAAAAGGTGGTGAACATTCAATTGAAAACTGTCAGCTAGCACATCGCATTTGTAATTCCTTAAAAGGCAGAGAAAAGGCTAGCTATATAAATTGGAGAAAACTCGCAAAGGAAGACCTCTATTGGAAGCGAAAACTAGACTTATACAATGACTTGATGTCCGCCTAGCCCCCCTAAATCTCCACGACTTTTACTTTTCTGAGCGGGCTGGGCTTGCACGCACAAACAAAGCGAAAGCAAAGGGGGAATAGGAAAAAACGCAAAAACAAAATAAAAACAAAAGCAAAAGCGGAGGGGAAAAATGAAAAAATACGAATATAAAGTGGAAATTTTTAGAAGGCAAGGCAGTGTTATATATTCTTCAAAAGAGTTGGAGGATTATATCAATTCATTTGCAAAAAACGGCTGGGTAATAAATTTCATTACTTATGATCCAGCTGTTACAAGTTATCAAATAGTTTTTGAAAGGGAAATGTAGGAGGTGTTAACAATGGCAAAAGACGGCACAATGCGTGGTGGTCCAAGAGTAGGTCAAACAGGACGACCTAAGAAAGCATTAATGGAAAAAGTGGAAGCAAACAATCCAGGAGGTAGAAAGCTTAAGGTTTTAAACATTCCAGAGAACTTAGAAGGTGTTGAGTTTGAGGGAAATGATATGCCACCAGTAAAAGAGTATTTATCAGCACAGCAACGAGATGGTTCAAATCTAGAAGCTGGCGAGATATACAAAAACACATGGTTATGGTTAAAACAATTAGGCTGTGAGAGGTTTGTAAACAATCAACTAATAGAACAGTATGCAATGAGTGTAGCTAGATGGCTTCAATGTGAGGAGGCTATTTCAAATTACGGCTTTATCGCAAAGCACCCTACAACAGGAGCACCGATACAAAGTCCGTATGTGGCGATGAGTCAAAGCTTTATGAAGCAGGCTAATATCTCATGGCTACAAATCTTTCAAATAGTAAAAGAAAATTGCACCGTTGACTTTTCAGGTCCAAATCCACAAGACGATGCAATGGAAAGGTTACTAAGGAGTAGGAGAAAATAAGGGGGCTAAAAAAGCAAAAAGACTATTTTACACATACTATGACAGCAATAAATGTAAATAGTCCTATGCAATAGTCTAACACTGTTACAAGAACTGCAAGAGCGTTAACAAGTCAATTTCATTATAGTCAATAGGCTTTCAAAATGTCAATATGCAAAACATCTGGGTGGCTATATAAAAGCAAAAAAGACTATTTTACGAATGTTGCAAGATATACAAAATAAGTAAAATAACCCTTCAAGCCCAACTCAATTTAATTATAAAACAACGACTTTCTAAGTCAACTTCATTATAACCCACAGACTTTTAAATTGTCAATATAGAAAAATAAGGAGGAATAAAAAATGTTTGAAAAAGTATGCATTACACAAGAAGTGTGGCGTGATATTCCTAAATACGAAAACAAGTATCAGATTTCTTCATTTGGTCGGTTGCGAAATTCAGCTGGGTTGATAATGAAACCGATGGTTGCGACTAATGGTTATCTAGTTGCGTGTTTATGGAAGAAAGGAAAACAAAAGAAAAAATTAATTCATAGATTAGTAGCAAAAGCTTTTTTGTGTAACCCAAATAACCACAAAGAAATAAATCATATTGATGAAGATAAAACAAATAACCGTGTTGATAATTTAGAATGGTGTTCGCGGAAATATAATATGAATTATGGTTCTGTGGGAGAAAAAATTTCAAAATCAAATAGAGGAAAAAAAGCGAGCGAACAGACAAGGCTTAAAATAAGTGAGAATTCAAAAAATAGAATTTGGATTAATAACGGAAAGATTGAAAAATTAATAAAAAAAGAAAATAAAAAAGAATACAGCCAATGGGATAGAGGTAGATTGGCAAAAGGAGGAATTTAGATATGTTTGAAAAAGTAAATCCCGTCCACTGCGATAAATTAGCAGATCGCATTGCAGGTGCTATTGTAGATTTAGCATACAAGCAAGCGGAAAACCCAAGAATAGCGGTAGAGGTATTAATAGGACATGGCAGTTGTCATATCATAGCAGAGACCTCAGTTTTCATAGACGAAAGCGATGTATTAAATGTGGTGTATAGAATAGCAGGTCCAATGGAGGTTAACTACAAAGAGGTGCCACAAGACGCACTGCTAGCATATAACCAAGCAGATAGAATCAGGTGTGCAGACAATGGAATTTTCAAAGGAGTGCCAGTGACGAAAGAGCAAAAGAAACTCTCAAGAATTGCACATGAGATGTATGCCAAGTACCAGTCAGACGGTAAGTACATTTTAGATGGTGAAAGGCTAATCATATGTCAAAGCAATGCAAATAAAGCTGAAATTCAAAACGAGTATCAATTAGCAGATGTTAACCCTATTGGCGACTGGACTGGTGGAACTGATGTANATACAGGTGCAACGAATAGGAAGCTTGGATCGGACATGGCAGATTCAGTTACTGGTGGTGGACTTCATGGAAAGGACCTATCAAAAGCTGATGTCAGTGTAAATATCTACGCATGGTTAAAGGCACAAGAAACTGGAGAAACGATAGAGCTAAGCTGTGCAATTGGTGATGAGTATGTAGACAACAAACCGTATGAGGAGATTGTAGAAATTGCAAGAGAGTACATAAAAGACATAGGTGGTTTTGAGAAATTTGCAGAATGGGGGTTGGTGTAATGGAAACAAGACTATTAGAGTATGAACTAATTGAAACGAGTAAATTGATACCGTATGTAAATAACTCAAGAACGCATACAGACGAGCAAATTGCAAAAGTGATGGCATCGATAAAGGAGTTTGGTTTTTTAAATCCTATACTAATCACCGCTGACAATGTAATCACTGCAGGTCATGCAAGACTAATAGCAGCACAAAGACTGGGACTGGATAAAGTTCCGTGTATCAGAGAAAACTATTTAACTGAAGCACAAAGAAAAGCGTATGTCATTGCAGATAACCGACTCGCACAAGACGCTGGCTGGGACGAAGGTTTGCTAAGGATTGAGTTAGAAGCGTTAGAAGCTGCAGATTTTGATTTGTTTTTAACAGGCTTTGACGAGAAAGAGCTTGTAGACCTTTTCAAAGACGAACATCAAGTAGAAGATGACGGTTATGATTTAACAACTGCACTGGAAAAAGCTGCATTCGTTGAACGAGGCGACCGTTGGGTTGTTGGTAGGCACGTGATGTATTGTGGTGATGCAACTGAGATAGAAGATGTAAACAAACTAATGGGCGGTAAAAGAGCAAATCTCATCTTAACCGATCCGCCATATGGTGTATCTTTTTGCTCGAGTGCAGGACTTAAAATACAAAACGATTCTCTTAAAGACGAGGAGTTTTACAACTTTCTACTAGAAGCGTTTAAGAATATGGTAAGTCATGTTGAAGCTGGTGCAAGTGCATATGTGTTTCATGCAGATACGGAAGGCTTAAACTTTAGAAAGGCTTTTATCGATGCAGGTTTTCATTTGGCTGGTTGTTGCATTTGGAAAAAAGACAGTTTGGTTTTAGGTAGGAGTGATTACCAATGGCAACACGAACCAATACTTTATGGCTTTTTGAAAAACGGCAAGCATAACTGGTACTCAGATAGAAAGCAAACAACAATCTGGGAATTTGCAAAACCTAAAAGAAGCGGAAACCACCCAACCTCAAAACCATTAGACTTACTATCATACCCACTTCAAAACTCGTCACAGGAAAATGCAATCATACTAGATACCTTTGGTGGATCAGGCTCAACCTTAATGGCATGTGAGTTAACAAACCGTATTTGCTATATCATGGAGCTTGATGAAAAGTATGCATCGGTGATTTTAAGAAGGTATGTTGATAATGGTGGTAACCCAGCTGAGGTCTACTGTATTAGAGACGGTAAAAAAGTGATGTATGAAGATATTGTAAAAGAAGTTGAAAGTAATTGAAATTATGCTTAAAAGACTTGATATATATTCTGTTTAGAGCGATGTATGTAGTATCTAAAAAAAGGAGGTAGTATCATGGCAAAAACAATAGAAGAGCTAAGAAAAGAATTAAAAGAAACCTGTGAGAAAACCAAAACCACACACTCTGGCATGCAACATTTAATTGACTACTACATGACTGACCTTAAATGGAGTGAGGCAGAGGCAATTGAGTACGCATTGAATCTATTTCATAACGGCACAATTGAAAGGATTAGGTTTTTTGGAAAAGACGGTGAAGAGTTATGAAAAAAGTAGATGTTGAAAAGCTAAGAAAAGAGTATCCAGCTGGCACTAGAGTTGAGCTTCTAAAAATGGACGACATTCAAGCACCGCCAATAGGTACGCTTGGCACAGTAAAACATGTAGACGACATTGGAACAATCCATGTAAGTTGGGACACAGGCAGTGGTCTTGGCGTGGTATTTGGCGAGGATATTGTTAGGATTTTGAAGTCTAAAAAAGAATATTGAATTATGTAAAAAGATACACAAATTGACTTGATATATAGTCTTTTTAGAGTGATATATATACACAACGAAGGCAGAGACCAAATTCTAGGAGGACAAGAATATGAACAAAAGAGAAAGACAAGTCAAGAAAATGAAAGAGCAAACCATTGGAGTTGAAATTGAGATGAACAGCATAACAAGGCAAAGAGCAGCAAAAGCAGTAGCGGAGTTTTTTGGCACAAGAGCATGGGATGCGGCTGGTGAATACGGCTACTCAAGCTGGGCATGCAAAGACAGAAAAAGCAGGGTTTGGAAATTTCAAAAAGATGTAAGCATTGAAGGACCAGACAGTGAGAAATGCGAAATGGTAACACCGATACTAACATACGACGATTTGGAAGATTTACAAGAGATTGTTAGAATATTAAGAAGAGCTGGAGCAAAGAGTGATGCATCGAGAATGTGCGGAGTTCATATTCACATTGGAGCAAACGGACACACAGCAAGAACGATGAGAAACCTAACAAATATAATGGCAAGTCACGAGAGCTTAATAACTGAGGCGTTAAACCTAGACAGAGAAAGAATACACAGATATTGCAGAATGGTAGATCCTAGGTTTTTAAAGGAAGTAAACAAGAAAAAGCCAGAAACCATGAGTCAATTTGCAGATGTTTGGTATCAAAGTCAAAATGCAAACTATGGCAGAACACACCATTACAACGACAGCAGATACCGCATGTTAAACTTCCACGCAACCTTTACAAAGGGCACAATTGAGTTTAGGCTATTTCAATTTGACGAACCTGAAAACGGCAAAGCAAACGGCTTACACGCGGGACAGTTAAAAAGCTACATTCAATTATGTTTAGCATTAAGCCAACTTGCAAAGGACGCCAAAGGTGCATCAGCAAAGCCACAACAAAATGAAAATCCAAAATACGCAATGAGAACATGGCTATTAAGATTAGGCTTTGTAGGTGACGAGTTTAAAACCGCAAGAGAGTTCCTAACAAAAAGATTAAAAGGCGACAGCAGTTTTAGAAACGGCGTAAGACCAGCAACAAGCGTAACATTGGAAGTAGCATAAAGGAGGCACAAGATGGAAAAGTTCTATATCGCATACGGAAGTAACTTGAATTTAGGTCAAATGGTTTTTAGGTGCAAAGGAGCAAAGATAGTGGGTACTAGCGAGATTAAAGACTATCAACTGCTTTTCAAAGGTAGTAAAACAGGTTCGTATTTAACCATTGAAAAATGCGAAGGAAAATCAGTGCCAGTGGTGGTTTGGAAGGTAAACGAGTTTCATGAAATGGCACTTGACAGATACGAGGGTTACCCGACATTTTACTACAAAAAAGAAATGGTGCTAGAGGTAAAAGGTATTAAAAGTAGAGTTAAACGCAGGTTAAAGGGTTTTGTATACATCATGCACGAAGATAGGAAAATTGGAATGCCATACAAAGGTTATGTTGAGGCTTGTTTAGAGGGATACAAGGCGTTTAGGTTTAACCCGAAATACTTACAAGAGGCACTTCAAATTAGTATGGAGGCAAGAGATGAACACGATTGCAAATGAGATAAAGGTATGTCCAAAGTGTGGGGAGAGCTATAAAGGAAGACCTGCACTTTCAAGAGAGGACAATCAAACTGCAATATGTCCTTTATGTGGAACAAAAGAAGCACTAGCGGGACTTGGATTAAAGCCAGAAGAGATAGCGGAGATAATACAGAAAATTCCACAAATTGAAGATATATAAAAAGTAAAAGAAAAGAATAAAGATTTAAGAAAGTCGGCTAAATACGGTCGGCTTTTTTTATTGGGAGGTGGATATTTTGAGAAAGCTAAAAAAGTACAAGCCAACAAAGTTTAAAGCAAAAGACTCCACTTACGATAAAGAGGCTGCTGATTATGCAGTTAACTTTATTGAATGCCTATGTCATACCAAAGGCACATGGGCTGGAGAGCCTTTTGAGCTAATTGATTGGCAAGAGCAGATAATACGAGATTTGTTTGGAATATTAAAGCCAAATGGATACAGACAGTTTAATACTGCATACATTGAAATTCCAAAGAAGATGGGAAAAAGTGAGCTTGCAGCTGGAGTTGCATTGCTATTAACCTGTGCAGATGGCGAGGAAAGAGCAGAGGTTTACGGGTGTGCTGCGGATAGGCAACAAGCATCAATCGTGTTTGAGGTTGCAGCTGACATGATACGGATGTGTCCAGCACTAGCTAAAAGGTGCAAGATACTAACAGCAACTAAGCGAATTGTGTATCTTCCGACAAATAGCTTCTATCAAGTGTTATCAGCAGAGGCTTACTCAAAGCACGGATTTAATATTCACGGTGTTGTATTTGACGAGCTTCATACGCAACCGAATAGAAAGTTATTTGATGTTATGACAAAAGGTTCAGGTGATGCAAGAATGCAACCGTTGTATTTTCTAATCACCACTGCAGGAACTGATACAAAGTCTATATGCTATGAAACACATCAAAAGGCAAAAGACATCTTGGAGGGAAGAAAGATTGATCCGTGTTTCTATCCAGTAATTTACGGTGCAGATTTAGATGATGACTGGACGGATCCTAAGGTATGGAAAAAGGCAAATCCAAGTCTAGGGATAACAGTTAGCATGGATAAAGTAAAAGCAGCGTTTGAATCAGCAAGGCAAAACCCAGCAGAGGAAAACATATTCAGGCAACTACGATTAAACCAATGGGTAAAACAAGCGGTAAGGTGGATGCCAATGGAAAAATGGGACGAGTGTAAAACAGACTTTAAGCCTGAAGATTTAGAAGGTAGGGTTTGTTACGGTGGACTTGATTTATCCTCAACAATTGACATCACAGCGTTTGTACTTGTATTCCCACCAGTTGAAGACGATGACAGCTTTTATGTCCTGCCATACTTTTGGATACCAGAGGAAAACATGGAGCAAAGGGTACTAAGAGACCACGTGCCATACAACCTATGGGAAAAGCAAGGCTACATACAAACGACTGAGGGTAATGTTATCCACTATGGCTTTATCGAGGTATTTATTGAAGAGCTGGGAAAGAGATACAACATAAAAGAGATAGCATTTGACAGATGGGGAGCAGTTCAAATGACACAAGACTTAGACGGCATGGGTTTTACAGTAATTCCATTTGGTCAGGGTTTTAAAGACATGAGTCCAGCAACCAAGGAGCTTATGAACCTAGTGCTATCAAAAAGGTTAAAGCATAACGGCAATCCAGTACTTCGTTGGATGTTGGATAACGTCTGTGTAAGAACAGATCCAGCGGGGAATATAAAGATGGATAAATCCAAATCAACTGAGAAAATCGACGGTGCAGTTGCGACAGTGATGGCACTCGACAGAGCAATTAGAAACCTAGGCACCACAGAATCGGTATATGACACAAGAGGGCTGTTATTTATCTAAATGGTAGCCATAGATACAAAAACAAGTATAAAAGGAGTAGGTATGGGAATATTTAAAGGAAGAAGAGCAAGAAGAGAAAAGGTGCAAAACAGAACTGCGGGCAGTAGCTATACATTCTACATGGGTGGAAGCTCTGCTGGAAAAGTGGTAACTGAAAGAAGTGCCATGCAAATGACTGCGGTTTACTCTTGTATACGAATATTAGCTGAGGCAGTTGCAGGACTTCCATTGCATTTCTATAAATACAAAGAAAATGGTGGAAAGGAAAAAGCCCTAGATAAAAATATGTACCATTTACTCCACGACGAGCCCAATCCTGAAATGAGTTCGTTTGTTTTTAGAGAAACCTTAATGACACATTTACTGTTATGGGGAAATGCTTATGCCCAGATTATACGAAATGGCAAAGGTGAGGTGATTGCACTGTATCCATTGATGGCAAATAAGATGACAGTTGATAGAGATGAAAACGGCACACTTTACTACATCTACCAGCGAAGTTTTGAAGAGGCAAATGCAAAGGGTAGTCAAACTGTCATTTTATCAGCAAGCGATGTACTTCACATTCCAGGACTTGGTTTTGACGGACTTGTAGGCTACTCACCAATTGCAATGGCAAAAAACGCAATAGGCTTAGCAATAGCGACTGAAGAGTACGGTGCTAAATTCTTTGCACATGGAGCTGCACCCTCTGGGGTATTAGAACACCCAGGCACAATAAAAGATCCGACAAAACTTAGAGAAACTTGGAACTCAACATTTGGTGGAACTGCCAATGCTGGAAAAGTTGCTGTGCTAGAAGAGGGGATGAAATACACACCAATTTCAATATCACCAGAGCAGGCACAGTTTTTAGAGACAAGGAAGTTTCAGATAAACGAGATTGCAAGAATATTTAGAATACCACCACATATGCTAGCAGACCTTGAGAAGTCTAGTTTTTCAAATATAGAACAGCAATCATTAGAGTTTGTTAAATACACTTTAGATCCTTGGGTTATTCGTTGGGAGCAAAGTTTGTATAGGTCGCTACTAACCGCAGAGGAAAAGAAGAAGTATTTTTTCAAGTTCAATGTAGATGGCTTACTTAGAGGAGACTATGAATCGAGAATGAGTGGCTATGCAACTGCAAGGCAAAATGGCTGGATGTCAGCAAATGATATCAGAGAGCTTGAAAACCTAGACAGGATACCAGCTGAACTTGGTGGTGATCTTTATCTAATCAACGGCAACATGCTACCACTTGGAAGGGCGGGAGCTTATGCAAATAAAAATAAGGAGGAGGAAGCAGATGAAAAACAAGAAGTTTTGGAAATGGATAAACCAAGCAGAAACGGAAATCGCAGAAAGAGTACTTGAGCTTAACGGCACAATTGCAGAGGAGTCGTGGTTTGACGATGACATTACTCCAAAGATGTTTAAAGACGAGCTTTTCAAAGAATCAGGTCCTATAACAATTTGGATAAACAGTCCTGGCGGTGATTGTATTGCAGCAAGCAGGATTTACACAATGCTAATGGACTATAAAAATTCAATCACGGTAAAGATTGACGGCATTGCAGCAAGTGCAGCATCGGTAATTGCAATGGCTGGCACTAGGGTATTAATGAGCCCCACTGCTTTAATGATGATACACAACCCATCAACTGGAGCATTTGGTGACCGCAGAGACATGGCAAAAGCAATTGAGCTACTTGATGAAGTGAAAGAATCCATAATCAACGCCTATGAGATAAAGACTGGAAAATCGAGAGTGGTTTTAAGTCATTTAATGGACAGTGAAACATGGATGAATGCAAATAAAGCGATAGAGCTGGGATTTGCTGATGGGATATTAGAAGATGCAAAAAAGATAGTATCACCAGCGGAAAGTTACCAGTTTTCTAGCCGTGAATTTGAAAACAAGCTATTAAACAAGATAGCAGACAAAGTAACAAAAACTAAACCTTACAACGAAGGTCGTAAAGTCATTGAGCTCAAAAAAGAGCTTGAGAAAATCAAAAAATATATTTAAGGAGGTACAAAAAATGACTATTACAGAACTTAGAGAAAAAAGAGCAAAGACATGGAATGCAATGACAGCATTTCTAGATTCCAAACGGAATGAGAGTGGTGTACTTAGTGTTGAAGACGACGCTACT